CGATAACAACTGGTCTTGCATCCGAATCGTTTGCGGAACGGATAACAACTGTAAAGGAACCATAATCACTAAAAGAGTTTGGTGTAGATCTAATATCTTGGATAGAGATCTTAAAGCTCTCTTGGATGTATTCTCCTCCATCGCGGCCATGGAAACGGAAAAGCTTAGTCATGTTGGTAGCATCGTAATTTGGGTTACCAGCGCCGCCAACATTCTCAAGATCTTGTGAGAAGAACCAGCCGGTTCTTGGGTTAATAAAGCTTGTTTTTCTATCTCCGTAATGCGTAGTTCCAGCCGTATCATAATCAGAAGAGCCAGAGTTAACGGCAGCAATAAAGCCATAAACTGTGCCAGTGTCAGAGCCTACCGTATCAAATAGGAAAGAGTCGTATGTTTCTCCAAGCCAGTATCTTGACTCTCCCTTCTTAAGGAGAGCTTGGTTGGTTACTGTACCATTGACAGTTGTTGGGTTGGTATTGAATACCTTTCGAATGTATTTGTCACTATTTCTATTAAAGTTAAACTCTGTCTTGTAAAGTGATGTATTCTCGCCGACAACCTCTGCTGTAAAAGTAGAAGTGCTGTCAGATGCAATAATAATAGCCGCTCCTGATACTGGGAACGGTGTTGTCGAGTGATCCTGTGGACGACAGTTACCAGAAAGTACAAGACTGGACCCAGAGTTACAATACCAAACAGCTGCAAGTGTTCCAGAAGTAGCTGTTTGTGTAAGGTTAGTAAGGTTGGAGCCAGATCCAACAATGAATAAGCCATATGCACCACCCTTCTGCATTCTTACATTGAGGTTCTGATCTCCAGAGAACTCCTGTGCTGTCTGCCAACCAGCGAGTGCATCTACATCATTTGAATCAGCATCTGGGTTTTGCTCACCAAGTGTTCTAACATACGTAACAGGACCAACCTGTGCATCCAGATAAGCCTGAGCAGCGTAAACTCCGTAGGTAGGGCCAGCAATGTTGCCCTGACGGAAGTAGTCACCACCAGCACCACCAGCAACTGGTTCGCCAAAAACATCAATGAATTCGCTAAAAGACTGAACTCTGTACGGTCTATTGGCAGGCCCTTTTCTTGCACGACCAATAATGACTGGCCCAACTTGTGGGGCAATCGCAGGAAGCTGCGAGTTGTCGATCTCTCTTAGAAAGATACCGGGTGAAACAAATTTAAACTTTCTTGCATCTGACATTACTTCTTTTCTCCTTTAGGATTGTTTCGAAGATTCTAGTTTCGTTAGTAAATAGTATATTATAAACTGAATCTCTCTTTAGTCTCTATAAAATCCTTTCTTTAGGTATTCGTTTATATCTCCGTAAATAACATGCTCTCTTGGTATTTTTACTTCAACTGCATTTTCTCTGACAACAATTTTTGGTCTAGGATCATTCTTACCTTCACCAATAAGATAAGCAAGTATTTTTATATTTAAATTATTAATATAATACCTCTTATCATCTCCTAGATTTGCTGCATTATTTTCCATTGAAAGATCACCTTGAAGAAAGCCTTCAAATTTATGACCATCTCTTGTTATAAAGAAGTTGTCTATTTGTCCTGTTTTTGTTAAGAATGGTCTCATTATTTCATTCATCTGTTGAATATACTCCGTCCGAACTGACATAGTATAGTTAACAACAACATATACAGGTATTGGCATTGTCACTGTTTCATAAACAACTTTTTTATTATTGAACGGATAAGTCTGTTGATTATAGAGCTTTCTAGCTGTTGCGTTCGCAAAATTTGAAGTCTTATATTGACCTATCTGCCTTGACACTGTTAAAGAACTTGCACCGCCTTTTGCGTCATTAGTATTGGCAATATGTGCCCAAGCAACACCTTTCATATTAGGATCTTTCTGAATGCTATTTCTACCCAAAGTTATAAGTGGAAGAATCAACTTTCCACTATCATCTCTTATATTTTTATCAGATTTTATCTGCCAACTTCTTTCACCACTAACCCAACGTACAAGGACTTTTTCCCATCCCTTATTAGTTGTTGTAAATGGATTTACTGTTTCATTTATCCAATCATATAGAGCAAAGTCTATAGTCTCAGTATCTGATGGCATTAGTGTTGTCTCACGTACAAGTGGGTTGCTTTTACCAACTATAGTTTCATCACTCGGCATTGAAAGTGCCCTCCCTTACTGCAACACACTTAGCTGCTATTTCCATTCTGTTGTCAATCTGACCGAAGAGTCTGGATTCGGATAGCTGTGTAATTTCATAAAATATATCTCCATACAAAACAAAATCACCTTGCCTTACAAAAAGGTCTTGATCCTCGGTGAGTCTTCTTCTGTGGAAATGTATTGTTATATTTGATTCAAAGTCTATTCCAATGTTCTCTGTATAGGTTGAATTGTAATTATTCAGCTCAATGAGAGCCATAACCCGAATAGGTGGCAGGAATGTCTTCTGTATTGCTTCACCATACAGTTGGTGAAAATTTGTTCTTTCAAAATCTATAGGGTAATAAACAACAGCTTGTCCAATTACTTTTTCTATTAGTTCATCATTTATTTGCTTTACAAGATCACGTTCCTTCTCCCCCGTGAAAAGCGGAGGAGGAGGTTGTGCAGGCTGAAGCCATTTATTGTTAGTGGACATTTACTACCCCTGATAAATAAATAGTGGTACGTATTTATTGCTAGTGTTAACGCTTGTTAAGAGGGCAGCTTCCTGCTCTGCGATCTTGGAGTAAGTCATATCATCCAATATTGTCTTTAACTCATCTCTAAGAGCTTGCTGCTCTTCTTTTGATTGGTTGATCAAATCAGAACCATTTAAAGTAACACTTTCTCCCGGTATTGGGATTGAAGCCAATTTTCCTCTGACTTGGCCTAAAGTACCTTTTGTGAGAGCAAGCGCAAATCTTCTAATCCATTGTTTCCCAATGGCATTTATAGAATCATAAGGTATATTTGTGAACGGGAGGTTATTCATGTTATTGATACCCCTTACGCCTGTCTCTTGATTTTCTTGATCCTCCCAAGAGTTCTCGTCATTATCGATTGTGAAGTTAAACCACATCTTCTCTACAAAATTAGCATCAGGCTCTGGGAAGATTCTGATTTTATTATTATGAATCTCGTATGAATAGTGTGATAATCTTGTGTAAAGATGGTCTTCATAGGCCATGGCTTGCATCTTATTCTGCCATACAGGAACTACCTCAAAGGTTGAATCATCAGTATATTGACCGTATCCATAGATTGAACCATTTCCAACAACATTAAGGCCACCATAATATCCAAAGAAACGCCACATGGATTGTGGTGTCTTGTAAAATACTCTTTCGATTGTAATTCTATTATTACCAACCTTGAGAGCATATGGATGGCCAGAGTCTGAAATGGCAGCTGAGCTAGAAACTATAGATTGCAAATCATAGTCTTGCTGTCCAGTTACAAGGTCTACAGAAGCTGAATAATATTCCTTTGTTCCACCAAAACCGGCATACTGAGAAATCGAAGGGCCAACTCTCTTTGGATAACGTAGGTCAAACTTTGTATATCTTAGTTCAACGTGGCTACCACTTAAAGCGTCTCCACCCTTTATCACTCCGTTATGATCGAAGCTTGCTGTAGATTGTCCAAGAACATCACCAAGTATATTCTTTGCTTGATGAGTGTTTATAATATAAGAATACTCTAAACAAGCTTCTTCGTAGTTAGCATAAACAGAACCAGAAGTAACTTCAATATCTAAGATATCTCCGCCAAGCTTTTGGTAAGTATAGGCAACTTGATCTGCCGCCCCAGAAAGGAAGTCTATAGATCCAGTGTAAATACCTAGAGGGCAGCCATATGGAACATCATAAGTCGAGCCAGTCGAAGGCAAAACAACTGCGCTTGTTTGACTTACCGGACTTAACTTTGGGATAGCCATGCATAAACCCTCCTAACACAGTAAGTAGTTAAATGAAAGATAAAAAAGCTCTAGTTATCAGAAGTTGTCTTTCTTCTAGACTTTCTTATCTTTGGCTTAGGATTTATTTCTTCCTCGGCCTCATTTAAAACTGGTGTTTCGCTCTCTACGACAACAGGCTCTGGCACGACAACAGGCTCCTCGACAACAGGCGTTGGGACCGCAGCAGCTTCCTGCTCTGCTCTTCTTCTCTGCAGTTTAAAAAACTTAGATGCTTTCATTTTATAAGCTCCTTCACTATAAGTAGTATTTTATAAATAAAAAGGCCACCCTCAAATGAGGGTGGCCAGCTTATTTGATTAAGCTAGAAGCTATCAGGCTCCAGACTCACCAAGGAGACCACGGCAGATAACAAGACCATACATGTCTGGACGAACCATCTTCTTGGCGTAGCGTGTCATGACGCCCTTGCGAGGTACGAAGTCCTCGACACCGAAGATCGTTGGTGTGACCTGTAGTGGAACGTATGGAGCGTAAACATAGCCGCTCTCTAGGAAGCTGCCACCCTTACGACCGACGAGCACGAGGTTACGTGGGAAGTAAGGATCGATGTAAACATCGAACTTCTTAGAAAGTGAGCCAACGTTGACAGCACCAATTGTGCCACGGTCAGCATCGTGAGTAACGCTAGCGCGGAAGCCGGCAGTGAACTCAAGGATGTTAGCCATCTCTGGGGATGTAACAATAAAGTTCGCGCCGCCACGGAGCGTCTTACGATGGATCTGAGCGGACACATCGTTGATTGTCTCAACCAGCGTCTCGTACCACTCGCTGACCGTGCCAGTGAAGTCAGGAGCCTTGGCAGATGCGCCGACCTCAGCACCAGTTGCACGATCCACAAAGAGGCCCGGTGAGCGTGACCAGTAGAAGGTGCCAGCTGTAGCACCCTTGATGAGATCCTCAAGAATCTCACGGTCAATCTCTAGAGCAATCTGCTCGGAGAGAATGCTGGTTAGCTCAACCTCGGCGTCGAGGTTGTGGTAGGCGTTTAGATCCTGACCAAGCTCTGGTGTCCACTTAGCCTTGAGCTTCTTGGTGATAGCCGTGACCGAGACAGAATCAACCTTGATATCAATCTCAGGGATATCTGCATTATCTTCAAGGCCCCATGTATCAGTAGCTCTGACAGCGCCGATAGCCTGTGAAGCACCTGCAGTCGCAGTGCCGTTAAAGTTATCAACGATTGGGAAATCAAAAGACTTAACACCAGAACCAGTGAGAAGCTGCAAGAGGTTGTCTGTGCTGTCCACAGCAAGCCCAGAGCCCGGTCCACCGATGCCCATTGTACCCGTGGTTTCGAAGACCATCGTAACCTTGTAACCAGCCTGACCCGGAGCCTGATCGCCAGTTGAGCCAGAAGAAAGCTGGGTTAGATGGCGCACAAGACGACCAGTTCTAACAGCCTTCGCATCACCAGCTGAAATAGCAACAAGATCTTGAGTATTAAGCTGTGTAAGGGTTGAAGATCCGGTCATAGAAACGACAACAACAGTAGAGCCAGAAAGATCTGGATCATAACGGACAAGACGGCTAAGCTTATCGGACTGTGCTGTTGTTAGAGGATAAGTAGCGTCAGATGGGTTCTGAACGACACCAGAAGCCTCTACAACAAAACCAGTTTTAATGCTGATTGAGCCAGTCGCGGAGGAGAAGCCGTTGTTGAGGTTGTAAGGACCAACATCAGCAGCATCGCCCGTTAGGGAAACACCACCTGTTAGAGCCTGACCAACGACACCACCACCGTAGAGGGAATCGCCATCGGTCTGACCGAGACGAGTGTCACCGAAGGTGAAATCGAGGAAGAAGATGAGACCTGATGGAAGGCTCATCGGCTGAACGCTAACGAGATCGTTAGCAATAAGTCCACCGAAAACACGGCGAACAATCGGGAAGGCGACAGCAGCAAAGCCCTCAACGTCGCCAGCGGCCATGGATGAACCCGCTGCCTCCTTGAGTAGCTGCTTAGCCTGATT